GCCTGCGTGCGCATCCTGGCCGAAGCGATCGCAGGCCTGCCGCTCCATCTGTACCGTCACGACGATGACTCGAGCAAACACAAGGCCAAGGATCATCCGCTGTACACCCTGCTGCACAGCGAGCCCAATGCGGAAATGACCAGCTTCGTGTTCCGCGAGACACTGATGACCCACCTGCTGCTCTGGGGCAATGCGTATGCGCAGATCATCCGAAACGGCAAGGGCCAGGTGGCCGCGCTGTACCCGCTGATGCCCAACCGCATGCAGGTCGACCGCGACAAGAGTGGCAAGCTCTACTACCAATACACCACCAGTGCCGAGGATGCGCCGACGATGAAAGGCACTTCGGTGGTGCTCGATGCCTCTGAGGTGCTGCACATACCGGGACTCGGCTTTGATGGATTGGTAGGCTACTCGCCGATTGCTATGGCAAAGAATGCCATCGGTATGGCGATAGCCTGTGAGGAGTATGGGGCGAAGTTCTTCGCCAACGGGGCTGCCCCAAGCGGGGTGCTGGAGCACCCGGGAACGGTGAAGGACCCTACCCGCCTACGCGATACGTGGCAAGGCCAATTCGGCGGCTCGTCCAACTCGCACAAGGTTGCGGTGCTCGAGGAGGGGATGAAATACACCCCCATCTCGATCTCGCCCGAGCAGGCGCAGTTTTTGCAGACACGCAAGTTCCAGATCAACGAGATCGCACGCATCTTCCGCGTCCCCCCTCACATGGTGGGGGACCTGGAGAAGTCCTCGTTCAGCAACATCGAGCAACAGTCGCTGGAGTTCGTCAAATACACTCTCGACCCGTGGGTCATCCGCTGGGAGCAGGCACTTTCGCGTGCACTGTTGGCCTCCGATGAGAAACAGACGCATTTCTTTCGCTTCAACGTCGAAGGTCTGCTGCGTGGTGATTACCAGAGCCGCATGGGCGGGTATGCCACCGCGCGCCAGAACGGTTGGATGAGTGCCAACGATATCCGAACACTGGAGGACATGGATCTCATTACCGACGAGGACGGAGGGAACCTCTACCTCATCAACGGAAACATGCTCCCCCTCTCTCGGGCAGGGGCATTCGCAGACAAGGTTACCAACACATCCCAGGAGGAGAGTAATGAAGAACAAGAAGTTCTGGCAATGGAAAAACCAGAGCGAAGACGAAGGCAGAGCGAGAATCCTTGAGCTTTCGGGCACGATCGCCGAGGAGAGCTGGTTCGATGATGATGTCACCCCCGAGCAGTTCAAGGATGAGCTGTTCGCCGACAGCGGCGAGGTGACCATCTGGATCAACAGCCCCGGTGGGGACTGTATCGCAGCGAGTCGCATCTACGCAATGCTCATGGATTATCCGGGAGCAATCACGGTGAAGATCGACGGGATCGCAGCGAGCGCAGCTTCGGTCATCGCGATGGCGGGCACCAAGGTACTGATGGCACCCACCGCACTCATGATGATCCACAACCCCATGACGCTCGCCTATGGCAACCATCAGGACATGCAAAAGGCCATCGGCATGCTCGATGAGGTCAAAGAGAGCATCGTGAATGCCTACGAGATCAAGACAAATCTCACCCGGGCGAAGATCAGCCACCTGATGGACAACGAGACGTGGATGAACGCGAAGAAGGCCATCGAGTTGGGCTTCGCCGATGCGATCCTCGAGGACGCGAAGAAAGCGTCCAATGAGGCCTCGTATGCGTTCTCGATGCGCACCTCGCAGCTCTCACTGATGAACAAGATCACCGATACATATGCAATCGCAGAAGACCAGGAGCCACCTGAGGAAGGCACAACCGGGCTTAACGAGCTCGAGAAACGACTGAATCTCATCAAACCCCAATAGGAGAAGACACAATGGGAAAGATCAACGACATGCGTGCTCAGCGCGCGAAGACCTGGGAACAGGCGAAGGCATTTCTTGATGCGAAGCGCAACGACAAGGGCATCCTGAGCTCCGAGGACACCACAACCTACGAACGGATGGAGGCTGAGATTGTGGATTTGGGCCACGAGATTGAGCGCCAGGAGCGCATCGAGGCGTTCGAGCGCGAGCTGAACGCACACGTGGGCTCTCCAATCACCAGCCGCCCCGATGGAGCACAGAAGGCTGAGAAGAAAGCAGGACGTGCTTCGGACGAGTATCGAAAGGCATTCTGGAACCACCTCAGACGCCGCGAGAACGCACCAGAACTGCGTAACGCATTGCAGGTGGGAACCGACACCGAAGGCGGCTACCTGGTGCCCGACGAATTCGAACACACCCTCGTGACAGCGTTGGAGGAGGAGAACCTGTTCCGCTCAATTGCCAGGATCATCCAGACTGCCAGCGGAGACCGAAAGATCCCCATTTCCGCATCCAAGGGCGAGGCGGCATGGATCGATGAGGAGGGAACGTATCCTGAGAGCGATGACAGCTTCGGGCAGGTGACCATCAGCGCCTACAAGCTGGGTACGATCATCAAGGTCTCCGAGGAGCTGATCAACGACAGCGTATTCGACATCGAGTCTTACATCGCCACCGAGTTCGCCCGCCGCATCGGAGCCAAGGAAGAGGCAGCGTTCTTCACCGGGGACGGATCGGGCAAGCCCCTGGGAATCCTTGCCGCATCTGGAGGGGCTCAGATCGGCGTCAACGCGGCATCCGCGACCGCCCTGAATGCCGATGAGGTCATCGACTTGTACTATGCGCTTCGCTCTCCGTACCGCAAGAACGCGGTGTGGGTGACCAATGATGCCACCGTCAAGGCACTTCGCAAGCTCAAGGACGGCAACGGGCAGTACATCTGGCAGCCTTCGCTGACTGCAAACACCCCTGATACCATCCTGTCCCGTCCGGTGAAGACCTCGGCTTACATGCCCGAGATCGCAGGTGGTGCGAAGACGCTGGCCTTCGGGGACTTCTCGTACTACTGGATCGCCGACCGCCAGGGACGTACCTTCAAGCGCCTGGGCGAACTGTTTGCTCCGACTGGACAGGTGGGCTTCCTGGGCTCTCAGCGTGTGGATGGGCGACTGATCCTTGGCGAGGCCGTCAAGGTCCTGCAGCAGAAGGCCTAAGGGAGGTTATTGATGTCATATAACACCAAGAACTACCGCGAGCAGGGCGGTGAGAAAACTGTAATCGGCGGCGAGGTGATCCTCGCTGCGAATGCGAAGGTAACCATCGATCCTGCGGCGATCATCGATGGGCTGCCCGGTGGCAGCATCAATGCCGCTGCCAGCCAGGCAGACAGCACGGCTACTACCATCGAGGATCTCGTGGTGGATTTCAATGCACTGCTGGCCGCCCTCAAGAGTGCGGGCCTGATGGCCAGCTGACAGTAAACGGATTCCAAGGATTTTTGGGGGCATCCCGGTGAGAGCCGGGGTGTCCATCACCTGTATGATGGAGGAAGCGCATGATCGCCAGCATCGCCATGTTCAACACCTACAGCGGCAATTATGAGGACTCTCCCGAGGCCGTAGAGCTCAAGGGCGCTTTCCTCTGTACTGCCGAGGATATCGTGATCTCGTACCTGGGCTTCGATCCGAAGCAGCAGGAGTATACCGATGTGGTCGCCTCGGGCTCGGGCTCTCGTCGCCTGTACCTACCCTGTCGTAATATCCAGTCGGTCGAGTCTCTTATCATGGGGACTACGCCTATCGATACCACGCAGGTGAAAACCTACGACGACTACATCAGCTTCATCGACCATGCCACGAAGTTTCCCATCGGGGAAGACAATATCCGCCTCAGCTACACCGCTGGATGGGAAATCGAGCAGATGCCTTCGGTGATCGTCGTCTCGATCCTACGCATCGCCACGCTCATGCTCAGCGAGACCGGGGGGAACATCGGCCTGACAGGCAAGAGCTTTGCCGACAACAGCCGCACGTTCGTCAATTACAGCAACTACCGCAAGTACCTCCAACCGCTGGACAGCTTGCGCATCCTGGGGTTCTGACATGTTTGAGAGACGGAAACGATACAGCACTGAAAGCGTATCGGTGGAGACCGATCTGGCTGAAGCACTCTCCTACCTCGAGGGTCTGGGGGCGAAGCGGCACAAGGCGATGCGACGTATCCTGGGCGGCATCGGCACGGCCGCAAGAGCCCAGGTGCGTAAGGCCTACAAGTCCCAAGGTCTCTCCAAAGGTACGGGGGCGCTGTACAAGAGCATCAGCCGCCGTGTGATCCGTAGCGGCAAAGCGGTCATCGTCGAAGCCAAAGCTTCCTCACAAGAGACTAAAGTATTTTACGGCTACGCCCTGGCCAAGGGAGCTCGGATCACTGCCAAGGATGGGGGATACCTCACATTCCAGAAGGACGGAAAATGGGTGCGCGTGCACTCGGTGAAGCTTCCCGAGCGCGATTTCGTAGCCGCTCCGGTGAAGAAGTACCTGAGCACGACGGCCTTCAAGACGAAACTCGATCAGCTGGTACAGCGGGAGGTGGCGCGCATCGAAAAGGAGAGTAAACGATGATAACTGAAATGCAGGTGCTTGAAAGGCTCAAGGCGGTGATTGCCTCTGATTTGATCGGATTGCAGGAGAGCGAAGAGGGGATTTCCATCGAGCACTTCGACGATAAGAACATAGAGATCGATTTTCCCGATGTGGACAGCATGCGGCGTCCCACGATGCTTTACATCCAGCCCGATTATGAGAACCTCGAGCCGCTGGGCATGAACAGCGACCTGGCCACCATGCGCGCAACCGTCTTTCTCCTGTGCAAGAGTGCACCCAACGCGATTCTGGTCAAGCGTGTATTCGCACTGTATGGAGCCCTGTACCTGCTCCTACGAGGGGACCCCACGCTGGGAGGATTCATCGAAGACGCGCGCATCACCGACATGGACTACTACCCTGCCGTAACCGCAAGCACGACGGTCACCGCCATCGAGGCAAGCATTGATTTGCAGTGGTCCAAAGAATTTTAGACACCAACAAGAGAGGAACGGCATATGGCATTTTACACAGGAACGGGATCGCGGCTGCAGGCGGGCAAGGAAAGCTCCTTCGCCCAGGCCGCCGGTCCCACAACACTGGTCGACCTGACCAGTGAGAGCATCAAGGTGGCTGCCGAGAAAGGTGATGAGGGCTCGCTCTTGGGAAGCAAGACCGCTACTAACCGGGATCTTCTGGCGGTTACGGTGGAGGGCTCGGTGAGCTTCATCCTCCGACCCGAATCGGCCGGCCTCATCCTGCATGCGGCCCTGGGAGGAGAAGACACCTGCTCCCAGGAGGGAGAAACGGATGCGTTCACCCACACCATCGGCCTTTGCGATGTGAACGAGGCGCTTCCCAGCCTCACCTTCACCATCGACCGCAAGGCGGCAATCAAGCGCTACGCGGGGTGCACCATCAGCGCCCTCAGCCTGGATTGCGCGGCCGGCGATTATGTGAAGGGCAGCATAGACATCAAGGGGACCACCGAAGAGAGTGGAAGCATTGATGAGGCATTGAAGAGCTTCTCCATCCCCTCCTACCGGTGCACCAATGCGAACTTCACGGTCAACGGAAACACGTACGACATCACCAGCGCATCGCTGAAGATCGACAACGCGCTCGAAAGCTCCCCACGCACCTATGCCTCGGGCCTGTACGCAGGACAACCGCAGCATGGAAAGAGAGCTGTGACCATCAACTTCGAGATCCCCTACAGCGCCGAGGTTGAAACGCTCAAAGGTGAGTATCTGACCAGCGAGGAAAATGCTTCTGTCCAGCTGACCTTCTCATCCCCTGGTGCAGGGCACAGCATTACCATCACCCTCTCGCATGTGGCGATCAGCGAGGTGGATGCGAATGTCGGGGGAACGGGCATACTCAGCTCTACCGTCGCGGGCGAGGCGCTCAGTGTGGGCACCGATGAGCCCATCACCATCGTGATCACCGACAAGATTTCGACACCCTACGGAGGATAACAGCCATGTTCATCAAGACAAGACATTATGACACGTGCATACAGAAGGTGCGCATCGAAGTGGGAACACTGGTGGGACTGGAGGCGGACGACGAGGCATACATCGTGCTCAAGGAGCTGCCCACCTTGGAGATGCTCCGTCTAAAGGAAGCCTCTGAGCAGGGGGAGAACCAGACACTCACCCTGCTTCGCGACCTGCTTCCCTCGATCCTGGTTGACCACAACTTCTACGAGGATGCGGATGCCAAGCGCAAGATGGACAACCGCGAAGTTGCCTCATTGGTGTTCGAGTCGCTGGATCTGACGGTGAAGGTCGTCAACGAATACACCCATGCCGCTTTTTTTTCCCGTGCGGACGCGAGCGGCGCCAGATCGCATCCCTCTGCTGCGAGGTCTTCAACGGAAGGCGTAGCGTCGAGCTCTACAGCGAGTACGGCCACTGGCTCTTCTACATAACCGATATCTATCTTCCCTGCTGCGACTCAGAGAGCGGGGACTTCAGGCACCTGCCATTCGCTGGTTCTCTCATGGACCAGCCGTACATGAGCATGCAGATCCTCAAGCTCATCCAGCTCAACTATCGGCGGCATGTGCATGAGCAGGCTAAGAAAATGACACAGAAACACTAATCACAAGGCGTCCATGGGGCGCCTTTTTCATTGCATAAGGGGAAAGCGAGTATGGCAGCACAAGCGAAAGTCATCATCAAAGGCCAGAACGATATCGGAGGGGCTGTCAAATCGGCCGCAGCCGACCTGGGAAGCCTCAAGGGTGCTGCAACCAAACTGGGTGGAGTGCTTAAAGGCGCCTTCGCCGCCACCGCGATCATCGCTTCAGTGAAGGCTTTGGGCAATGCAGTATCGGCAACATTCTCCGAGTTCTCCGCTGCCGAACGATCCTACAAGCAACTCGCACTTGCTCTTGGCGACAGCACCTCGTATGAGAAGGTCACCGCTGTGGTCGAACGCCTGAGCAGCCAGACGCTCTCGGGCAAGGGCGATATAGAATCCATGGTCGCCCAGTTGGCCGCGCTGGGCAAGAGTGCCGACGAAATCGAAAGCATCTCCGAGGCGGCAGTGTACCTGTCCAACGTGACCGGCAAGGACCTCAACGGCTCGATGATGAACCTGCTGGATTCGTACACCGGAGCTACCGGAGAGCTGAGGAAACTTGGCATCGAACTGGATGGCCTCACCGCCGATGAGCTCGCACACGGAGCGGC